GTCGCCACTACCTCTGGAGAAACGTCAGGTGATAATTTGAGGTCCAATAGCTGAGCCTGTGGTAGCTCCGCATTTTGGGCTCTAGGCAGGTCTTCAACCCACTTATACTTCCCATTACGGATTTCCTCTAAGGACAACCTCTCTTCATCACCCTTCACCTGCTTATCCCTTGCCAGAAGTTGAATGACAAACTCCATTCTATCGTAGAGATATCCACGCACCGATTTCTTAACAGCAGCTCCGCACGAACAACGTCGCGTAGTAGTAGCCAGTCTCGCATGGTCGTGTAAGTCGTAAAACCACAAAGGGTAAGATCGACCCACCCGAGCCATGAAGAGAGCGGTGCTACGCAATGAGTCCGCTGAAATGCCATAAGTATGGTTACTACAGACAGTCCACTTAGAATAGCCATGTTCCGAAGTGAAAAGACACACATCTGCATCTCCAGTGAAAGACTCCTTATACCCGTAATAAAATTGCATCAAATTCTCGACCAATTCATGTACAGGTAAAACGGCAGTCTTCCCCTCCCATTCGGGCAATACAACACTTGGTCCAACAACGTCAAACGAGTTGGGTTCCAAGTGGTAATGCCCAGTATACGCAACCGTATCCCAGTTCACTTCATTGAGCCAGCCATAATTAGAATGGAGTCCCGTTATGCAATAGTTCTTTCCCATCCTCACATTGTGAATATGGGTCAAACGAGAATGCCCCACTTCCTTCCGTTCGATCTTCTTACAGAAGGCAGTGTAGTCAGCCTTAAGGGCCCTACCAAAAAGTGTGGACATAGACATAGCTTAGGTCTTACTGCGCTAGGAACACCACACAAAGAAACAACTTAGGAGTAAAGGACAAATAACAAAATATATCACACAATAGTATATATAACTTAACTTATCACACTCTTAAATCTACTTAATTCTAAAATTGGATTATAGGACTATAAAAGCTGTGCGCGAAGCAGCACGGGATTCAACGGATAACTCAACGTTGAAAACAACGAGAAAATTCTCAACCAACGATTGACTGTGTAGTATTCAATATGAAAATGCTATGAGAGCAGTGTTATTTGAATAGTACAAGTACAATAAATTGCCGTATCAAAAACTTGG